AAGACATCCTCACATTCAATGTCAGCTTTGTAAATTTGATATCTTCCTGTACGCTTTTTGCTGTCATTACCCCATTTCACAGCATCGATTTCATCTGCCCAAAAGTAATATCCAACACCTAACCATGCGTTTGGCAATGAACATTTAATTGGCTGTGTTAGCAAATTAAATTTCTTCTCCTGTGTATGGTACATTAAACGTTTCAAATAGATTTTTTGTTTGCAAAAGTAGCATTAAAAATTATCTTTCCAAACACAAACCTCAACTAAGTTGAGAATTATTCACTCTTCTACCAATTCTAAACCTTATATCAATTATAATAGGGGTTTACTTTGTTCTACAAACACTTGCAGTACCGGGGTAAATCTATTTTTTACTTTTATCTTTTCTTCAGGATATTGTAATTGAAGCTGTTTACGATGTTGAGCAATCATATAATCAGCTACATCCAACACTTTAACCTTTGCTTCGGAAGTGGCACTGATTTTTAATAAATTTGAGACTTTGATTTTACAAGTCTGCTGTTTTCTAATTTCAGTTGCATTTATTGTTCATTTTTCAAAAGCTCCTAAGTTGGGAAATAAAATAATGTTTCGACCAGCCAAAACACTGCATTTCCCAAGTTTCAAGCCGTTTAGGCTTCCTACTGCCAACCAAATTAAATCGGGCATTATTGCACTAGCGATAAGTGCTGATTTTTCGCTATCCACAATTGCAACCTGTTTGTTTGGATAAATTTTCAAGAGATACTCTTCAAAGAAACATTACTTCAAATTAAAATCTTGTGGTAATGTGATGGATTTTTTTAGCTTGTTATGTAACCAATCTATTGCTTTAGACAGTAAAATGAGATAGTTCAGTATTTCTCCAATCATTTGGCTCCAAAATACACATATAGTTCATGAATGTTACGATTACAGTTTTAACCGTTCAATTATTTTTTCTAACCAACCCTATTTGTGTTAATTTCAATTTTTTATAAATGCCAATCGAAGCCAATCATAACCGAATGCTGTCATTGCCATTTCAATGTGTATAATTCAATAAATGAGGGTGTATATTTACGGAAAATTAGAGAGTTATAAACCTAAAAGTAATTTGAAATGGAAATAGTAAATATAGAAGCCCGCATATTCGAGGCTATGATGAACCGATTCGAGGCATTAGAAAGAAAGATAGATTCGCTCTATAGCAAGCAAGACAAAGGATTAAAAAAATGGCTGGATAATCAGGATGTATGTCTGATTTTGAATATTTCAAAAAGAACTCTTCAAACATACAGGGACAATGAAACGCTGCCATACAGTCAAATCAATCACAAAATTTACTACAAACCTAATGATATAGAACTATTGACACGAAAATCAGTGATTATTAAATGAACCATCTATGAATACAAATAATAATTCGGATGTAATTGTTGGGATATGGGAAAGTATAAATCTACATCCCACAGTTATCATTACTCACAATCGTAACGACAAGTACTGGATAATCATCCTGCATATGAACGAACATAGTAAACAGGCTTCACCAGCAATCTTTGAGGTGGAACAAGACGAAATGGGAATTTTCATCTCATCTACAAAGAAACGAATAGAAATAAAATACGATTCCTTATCAGATACTTTGTCACTTTCAAATTTTGGCGACTATATACGGAATTGATAAGAAACCACTAAAATTGACTAATATGAATAACGAAATATTGACGAGAGACAGCCAGTGGATTAAGAGTTTTTTCAAGTCATCAAAACAGATGCTTGATAACATTGACCTATTGGTAAAGAACAGCAAGCCACACCTTAATGGAGAACGGTTTCTGACAGACAAAGAAGTTTCTGAAAAACTGAAAATCAGCCGTAGGACTTTGCAAGACTACAGAACTCAGGGTAGGATTGCCTATATCCAACTGGGTGGAAAAATACTTTATAAGGAATCAGACATCGAAAAGATGTTAGAAAGTGGGTATCGAAAATCAATTGAGTAGCCATCATAAGACGGCTCATTATGCGGTAATGGCAGAGGCTTTAAAAGCTTCTGCCATTTTTCATTGGCAAGGTGTTAAACCAACGGGGTAACTTCTTGGCAATCTTTCATTTTTTAAAATCATTCATTCTGTCGAGAATTTATTAAGCAATTGTTGATAAGTTCGGAAATAACTTTTAGCGATAGCGTTAAGAAAGTTATTCTGCACTTATCAATGATTCAATAAAATTCGGGTAGACTCACAGACAAACAGATGTCTCATGAAGTCTGCCCGAATCGAAAGTTATCAACATCCGTATTTTAGCAAAAAAAAAGCTTATCTTGACAATGGACTACTATTGAGGTTCGCATTTTGGAAGTAGTCTCGACCATTTTCTTGTTAATCCATTCCCTAAAAATCTTAGCATTCTTAGATTTGAATCGGTAAGATAAAGCCGTTATGACCTCCAAATTATAAAAGATGGTTTGGTACTCTAGACCATTTTTACTATCATATCGGTGGTTGTGGCACACATCCGCTTCTATAAATACATCTGACCTTAAGATAGCCCTTAAATTGGTATCTACAGTTGAAATAACTACCCCAAATAGGTCTGCAATTTCGTGTCGTGTCATCCAAACAGTTCCATTTACCTGATTTATGTACACCCCGCTATCGTTTATTGAGATTGTTCCTCTTTTCATGGTTTTGTGTTGTTATTGTTGATTTTGATTTCCTTTTATTGTTGTTATTTCATTCTTTTGATTTGGTTGTTATTCCCTATTTCGTTTGAAATTCTGATTGAGCTTAATACCTACGGGCATAGTTTTATCCTCAAAGACAGCATATTTGTCGGAAATCCTTTCTGAAAGCAACTTCATATCTTCGTTTACCTTTTTGTTGGTAATCTTGGCATAGATCTGTGTAGTAGCTATTGACCTATGTCCCATCATTCGACTCACTGTCTCAATAGGTACACCCTGCGACAGAGTGATATGTGTCCCGAAATTATGCCTTGCCATGTGAAAGGTAATATGTTCAATACCGCACAAAACAGCTATTTTCTCTAAGTTTCTACAGATAGAAGCAAGTGATATCAAGTTAAACACCTTATCGCTCTTACGATCATTTCGGTATTTATCGATAATTTGTTTGGGTATATCAAGCAGGCGGATATTACATTCACTTTTCGTCTTTTGTCGTTTAATGCTAATCCACAGGCTTCCGTCCACCTGCGTTGTAATATTTCCCTGCGAAAGATTCCTTATATCCGAATATGCCAATCCTGTGAAACAGCAGAAAATGAACATATCCCGTGTATGGCAAACCTTCTTGGACTCTATATGAACCTGCATAATTTTATCTATCTCTTCCGATTTTAAATGTCTGCACATCTTTTCGGGCTGTTCTGTTATATAGTTTACAAACGGGTCACCTTTGAGTATCCCTTGATGAACCGCTCTGTGAATCATCTTTTTTAATATTATCAGATGACCTACTATCGTGCTTTGTTTCATCTGCCTGTCAACACGCAAATAGAAGTCGTAGGCATCAATAAAATTCAGGTTGAGCTTGTCAAGTGCAATATCTTCCATCCCGTATTTATGACTTATGAAATTGAACAGATGATGGTATGAATGCAAGTAAGAGGAGTAAGTATCTTCCACTCTATTTACACCAACCCTTAGCTTGAACTCTTGGTTATGTTCACTAAAGAGTTTTAGCAACATATCTTGCTTTCGTCCGATACCATACAATGCATTTTTGACCAGCTCGGCGGTTACATAGCCTTGCTTATCTACCAATTCGGTATAAAACTTATTTATCTCTTGGGTAAGGCGATTGATGGTTCGGTTTACTAAAATGGATTGGTTGCTTTTACCTATGGCTCTGCCTGTCTTTGTATCCCAAAGTGTAGAGTCTATATCTGTTTTGGTACTGAATTGGGCTACTTTTGTATCTATGGTTATCCTACCCATAACAGGACATAAGCCGTTTTTCTTAACCTTGTCCCGATTCACGTAAAATAAAACAGTAAAAGTGCTACGCCTTTTTTTGTTGAGGTTATCGTTATTAGTGTTGTTATTAGTTTTATTATTCTTGTTGTTATCATTGTTGACATTCTTGTTGACATGATTATTATCGTTATTGACTTCAATATTGTTGTCATGAATATTATCATTATTGATTTTTATATTGTTGCTGTTATTATTTTCACTATCTTGTTTCATGGCTTTATCTATTTTAGAGTTTTTAGTTGAAGTTCTCATTTTGCGTGTTATTTTATTTTGCTAATTGATACTTGTTTTCTATTCGGGTTTCGAGGGCTTTCATATCCTCGTTGATTTTGTCATTTGTGATCTTGGCATAAATCTGTGTGGAGCGTAAATCCCGATGTCCCAACATACGGCTAACACTCTCTATAGGTACACCTTGCGAGAGTGTAATTTCACTCGCATAGGTATGACGTCCCATATGGAAAATCAACCGTTTATCTATTCCGCAAAGGTTGGCTATCTTCTTTAAGTTGACATTCAAGCGTCCGCAGCTCAACATCAAAAGCAGCTTATCATCTTTGGTAAGTCCTTTATACTTCTCAATAATTTGCAAAGGGAGTTCCAGTAAGGGGATAGAACAGGGTGTTCCTGTCTTCTGACGGCTGGTGGTTATCCATAAAACACCATCATCGGCTCTAACAAGGTTCTTTTGGGTCAGGTTACACATATCCCGAAAGGCTAAACCTGTGAAACAGGAGAACAGAAACATATCCCGGGTAAGGTATCGGTTCGGATGATCTAGTGGAGTGGTCATAATCTTATCCAACTCGGCACGAGTAAGGTATTTTTGTTCAGCTTTAGGTCGTTCTGGGGTATAACCATCGAATGGGTCACGGGTAATGATACCTTCATGAATAGCAAGTTTTATCATCCTACGCATTGTGCGGGTGATACCCAAAATGGTATTGGGTTTACGTTGTAATTCAACACGCAAATAGAAGTCGTAGGATGTAATGAATGAGAAATCTAATGAGCTAAATGGAATATCAGACAGGTTGTACTTCTTACGAAGGAATTTTATCAGGTGCTTGAGTGAAATATCATATAGTTGGTAAGTGCTCAGTTCCCGATTAATCCCGACACGTTTCTTAAACTCCTGGTTGTGTCGAACAAAGTACCTGACCAATGTTTCTTGCTCAATGGCGATGCCCTGAAAGGCATTTTTCACTTGCTCAGCTGTGACCTGCCCTTTGTTTTCCAATATTTCCTTGTGGTGGGCATTGATAGAAACGTTGATTTTGTCTAAGTTTCGGTTTAGCTCCGTGGCTAATTTACTTTTACCGTTTGCTCGTCCTGAAGGAGTATCCCACAGGGAAACGGATACATTCATCTTGGCACTGAACTGCACCATCGTTTTACCGACAGTAATTCGTCCCATTACCGGACACATTCCATCTTCTTTTGCTTCGTTCTTTTTGAGGTAGAACAAAACCTTTAATGCATGTTTCATAACTCTTTTTTTAGTTTTTAAAATTACCAATTAAAGAGTTATTTGACGGTGGGCAAAACACAGTAGTTCAGTGCATAACAATCAACTTTTGACTGTATTTTCTACTTTTATCACCAAAGTTCGAAAATATCCGATTTTTGGTGGCAAAAGTAGTTGTCTTGTCAGCATCTAAACTGTTCTTCTTTTCATTATCCGAATCAAAAAGGGTAATGGATAAGTAACGGAACTCTCGCTTAACTTCACTACAATCTGCTTTTTAGCATGTAGCAACGTAAAGCATTTTTGTGCGTATTACACCATTCTGTCAGCAGATTACATCATTTCTCCCGTTATTGCTTTTGAGATATATAGTTTTGCCACCACGATTACATTGGCTAAAGGCGTTCCAATTGAGACCGTTAGCAAGATGCTCGGACATACCAATATCCGCACGACACAAATATATGCCAGGATCACTGATAGTAAAATAAGCAATGATATGCAGGCATTAGCAGGCAAATTACAAGGGATAGAGAAGATGTTCAGAATATAGTATTGTCGCATTGTTTTAATCAATAAACATCTCAGCTACTAATTTTAAAGTGAGCCCCAAAAGTTATTATCAAACTTTTTGGGGCTCACTTTTATTGAAATAGCAATAAAACTATTTGCCATTCTTATTACAATAGGGCAATTTACTCTTTAAAGGGTGTCGTCTTAGCGTTCGATGTCTCACTTAGAGTGTAGTGTCAAATTCTGATTATCTAACATCTCATCGCATTTAATACGAGCATTGTGATTTCGATTAAAATTTTTATCGTTTTCCGAATTTGATATATCCAACTACTTGACAGTAGATAATTGTCCATATTTTATAACTGCTCAAAAACGAAATTTGATGAACTTTTTTTTGTCAACATTTTTACCGTTAATCCTGTGTCTTATTATCTGTCGAAATCGTTTTAACTTGTGAACCGTATATTTTCACTTCAAGCTTTTCTGTTAGGTTCATAATCTGCCGGTTCAAAGTGACTAGTTCAATAGTTACTTTTTCTAATTTAGCCAGCATAAGAAGTGCCTTTTTCTCCGGAAAAGATGATTTTAAGGATTTCACTACCTGATTGTAATTGACTCCAATGGCACGAAATTGCGAATAAAATGTTGTCAATCGCATATAATAATCCATCGCGCCCTTATCCAATATGACTACCCTAAGTGGTTTATTAAAGATGCTAGCCGTGATAAAATGTGCCTTTACTGTCATTCCGGACTTATCAAAACGACCTAAAAATGCAACATTTTCTACCTCATTAAGACTTATTGCATATCGGAATATAGCAGGATCACTCTTGGGAGTCCTGCCTGCTTTACGTCTTTGAGGCAATTTAATCTCTACTTTACTCTCTTCTTTATTCATATTGCTTAAATTTTACTTTTGAGCTATTTGCTCCATAAATACTTCTTATAAAACACCGACTTCGGAGGTGTTTTTGTCCCTGAAAGGGCAAGTCATTTTGAGCTGCTGAAAGAATTTCAAGCATCTCAAAATACAACTTGCCATTTGCTAAATGCAAATGTGATTAGCCTTATTGATT